CTCCTAATATGGGGGTGTGTTTGTCAGATAAGAAATACGCAAATGATTTATCACATAGCTTTTCCAATGGTGTAATGGTGGATGGCATGGCTACAGTGGTGTGAAATTTCGAGACTGCTCTCAAGATATCACAACAACTATTAGAATCACCAAACCATACATCAGGTCCATAACAACGGTTTAAAAATTTTATTCCCATGTCACCACGTTTGAAGTGTGAAACAGTCAATTTCTGACCGTAACGCGCTGCTATACGTGCATATTTAACAGGGTCTACGTTAGTTGTTAAACCGTCGTCACCACCGTAACAGCCTAGTGAGGCCCAGGCTTGTTCAGGTTTTAATCCTTCACTTCGTCTGTATGAAAACGCTATAAATGCGTTATCCACAGTATTGAAGGCTGAGGTTTCAGCAGAACCAGACAGTCTTTCCCAAAATCCTTTCCAAGAAGTATCACCCATATTTCCATCCAGATGATGTTGAGATCTCATCAATTCCAACATTTCTGAATGGTATGTGGTATGAAATAATGCCATCATAAGCATCCTTTCAAACATCCTGAGGACTGGTGCAACATGTCCATCCCACCGACTAAAATCTGTCTCTGCAGCATCAAGGGCTTCGGAGCACAATTGAGCGACACGCTCAGCAACTTGTTTTGGTGTTTTCCCAAAAGCATACCAAGAACATCTTTTCAGATAAGGTTCAATAGCATAAATGTACCTTGAATAGTTCATTTTAACGTTTCCGTTAATAGTAGATATTATTCTCGGGTCACTTATTTTCATATAAGCCTCTTTCTTCTGAAAAGCCTTGTTTTCATCTTTGGGATAACAAAAATCGTGTTCAGCCAAAATACGTCTTTGGGTAGGTTTTGATTGTCTATCCCAAACAACATCATAGTCCACTGGACAAGTCTTTTCCATACCTTTCATAAAATGGTCAATAAATTCTATTGCCCATTTCAAGGTAGTACTAGTCATTGTAACAGTGGAGCGTATCTGTTTAATACGTCCTTCAATTGCACGACGGTTGTTGCCTTCGCATTGTGCAGGAGCAAAAGCTCCATCAACCAAGGGTGTCATGAATGAAACCAGCGACGGTTTCGCTTCAAAATCGTAGGTTCCGTCTTTCTCCTTAAACTGATAAGTTCGAGTATATTCAGCATTGTAAATTATGGTTTTCAATGGCTCAACATCGCGAATATAGTTTAGGATAAGGGCGGAGAAATTACATTCAGCATCATTTTTCAATTTTAAGATAGATTTGACTTGCATGTGTGTTATTCCTATTTTACTTGCTCTATTCATCTGAACAAGATTTTCAAATCGTTCAGTACTGATTTCACAAGAAGTAAAGTCATTAACACGTCCAATACTAGTTCTTAGTCCATCTATG